CGTCGACAAATAATTCTTAGAATCAGTATGCTGAACTTCATAAAAGTTATGCAAACTAACTTCATCTTACCACATTCTTCAGCCCTATCCTGGGCTGGACGACTGGTATCGTCCTCAATAACATGGACAAACTATGTTGGTCAATTCTTGTATTTTCCTGTAGAATGCATCCAACATCTCACTGCCCACAACCTCTTACTGAGTGTTGGATATCGGCAACTCAGCCCATACAACCCGATGCGTACAGCATTGTTTTATATGGCCATCCTCCTACTGGGAATAGGAAGCCTCCGACACATAGTCAGGAAGGCACGTTACTATGCGTCTATCCTGACAAATGGAAACGCTTCCCCCATCTTGCACAGAACACTAAATAAACTTCAAGTCCCCAAACTCAAGGTGGACAAGCGGAATGGCCATCCAATTGGCGCCGCACGAAGAAGAGCAGCCAACCTCATGGTAGAGGAGCTTGCATCTAAATGTGATCTGACCACATATTCCATCGCTAAATCCAATACTGACCATGGGCTCGGATCGAGGATCCTCTATAATAGAAAAGACCTATCCACCTATAAGAAAATGTCAGATGATCCAATACCTCCAAATGTCCTATTCAAAATGACCGACGTTGACCATTTCGTCCCCAAAGGCGAAATCGCCAACTACGTCGAACAAGGACCCGTCATCATGTACGGATGGGAAACGAGTGCTGCTGGCTTCAAGCAGGACGAAACTTCCGTAACATACGAAGGTGATGAATGGGTATTCCACACCCCAGGATCGGATACCTTCAGACACCAACTCTGGAACTATAACAGCGAAGAAATTGGAATTACTCAACTTAAATACAAGTTGACTCGGTTTACACTCTTTTGTGCCCTCGCACTATTAGTGAACTACTTAAGACCGATGCAAGATCATCTCTTTGGCTCGTACTGCTGGGGAGAACAGTCCTACCACGCCTCTTTAGCGTGGTGGAACGCTAGCATTAAATGGATGCTACCGGACGTGACCTATCAAGGTTTCACCTATGCCATCCCGGCCCCCTCTTGGGCCGCGGAGTTCACCTACACCATTCCGTGGGTGGAGAAATGTCGTGTCGATTGGACCAGAATAGGAATAGCTACCGCATTAATATGCGCTGCCGCTTTCGATTTTGTAAAACTCACGCAGATCCATATGTCCGTAAGGAGAAAGACCGTCGCCCATGGAGGCGAGGATCGAACTCGGTGCTTAGTATTGTTAACAAAAACGGCATCGACCTCCACCATAGGGACTCTCCTCAACTATCTGTTGATGGGGAGCCTACCGGAACTATCAAGGTTTAAACCCACAAGACATAAAACCGAACTCGGTAATGTTCTCTCAATTCGATCCACAGCTAAAGATCGATCGCTCAATCTATCAATTGAAGGAATGGCCGTCAGCTATTCAATTGCACCTGATGTCGAATCACAGTTTAAAGCCTATTACATCCGCAATGGGAAACCCCCCCAAGCGGCTGCCCTCATTCTCAGTATGTCAAGCAACGACGCTATAACTGCGAATCCCAGGGGTTCCATGATCACAACCACTGCCCTCAATGCCCTCACTGTTTACGTGACTTCAAGGCAAGAGTCAGTGGAAATTAACCTGGCCCATCTGCCCCACCGTCCGACGATGCTCGAGGACGTGCCTACTGCCCATTATACCGTCAACCCAGATGAACAGCAACAGTCCGAATGCAGAGACTCAATGCAAAGCATCTACCCCCAGATAGTCAAAGGCCTTTGTGCTACAAGAAGTGGATCAAACGAGAGAAATAGTCTAAAGACTCGTCTCGTTGAACTTGCTACTACAGCCGAAGGAACCAAACGCAAGGAAACAAAACTTGACGGGAAGTACTTAGGGTTCGTCGAGGAATTCATCAAATTTGCCATACCCGACAGTGAAGTCGGAAGAGGCATAATAGATGATGTTCAATCACTTATGGACAGACAGGTCAAACCTGGACAAGTCAGGATGAACAAAGAGGCCCTGACTCAGGCAGACTTCACCCGTCCCCCAGTCGAGAGGAAAGCGAATAGAACTTTCCTCAAAGCTGAAGTATACGACGGAGAAAATATAAAGGACCCCAGAACCATCACACCAAGTGCTGGTGACGTCCGTTTCATAACTTCGCTCATCTATCAATCGTTCAAACCCCTCACCAAAGCTTGGAAGTGGTATGCATTCGGAACCGGACCTCGCGAAACCGCCAGCCGAGTAGCAGACCACATGCATGGGAAGAAGACAGCTTGCGAAACGGACCTCCACCGCATGGATGGTACAGTCAGCAAAGCCATACGACAACTCGATGAGGCAATGCTAAAGAGACATTATGGGAAGAATTTATACGGCACCATAAAAGTGTGGATACAACTATTATGTAATAACATCACAAAGGGCAAATTTGGAAACCAATGTGACCAGGGCACTGCACAAGCCTCGGGAGCAGCCGACACCTCGCTCGCCAACACATGGCGAACCGCATTCCTTTTCTATTGTGCCTTACGTCTAATGGGGCACATCCCCGTTAAGGCGTGGGGCAGCTTAGGAATCTTTGGAGGTGATGATGGGATCCAAGGTGACATATCAGCGGAAAAAGTGAAGGAAGCGGCTACCGCCCTCAACTTTGAAATAGAATGTGAGGAGAAACCCAGAGGTCAACCCATCACGTTTCTTTCCCGGTGGTATAGTCCCGATGTTTGGTTCGGACAACCGGCCAACATATGTTCCGCACGACGCACCCTCCGCCAGTTGACGAAGACCGGGCAAACAACCATACCCAAGGCGTTCCTAAGAACCCAAAGGGTCCAATCCTACCGAACCAGCGACAATGAAACACCATTCATAGGTCAATTCTTACACACGCTGGACCTCGAGAACGAGAAAAATCATCCTGAAGCCAAGAAGATCCCATCAAAATACCGGTTCAACCGTTGGTATGATCGATGGAGACTCGAAAACGGCGAACTCGGGTGGCAATCGTCAAAGGATAATTACCATTGGGCAGAGGAACTCGTAGTCAAAGAACTTGGCATCGATCTCTGTAACCAGCTCCTGGATTTTTCAAAAGATCCATCACGGCCATGGCCCGTGGAGCAATCATCACAACTAGTATCTTCCAAAAAGAACTCCGTATTGATCAAAACGGAATCAGGCGAAGATATATTGGTAGTGACCAAACCGACGAGGGGGGTCAAATGCGTGGGCAAAAGACTCACAAAACTCCCCAATAACCATGTCGTCGTAATCGGAGCTACCATCTCCGATCGTGCAATCATCAATAAAACTCGACACCAGTCATCAGGAATAACATTTACTGGGAAAGTCGAGACACTACAGACGGTTTCAGTCCCAAAACCACCGGGAATTGAAAAGTACAAATGTCTAGTAATTAGATGCGCACAATTATCCAGCGAACAGGTGCTGGCGGCTACGAAAAGAGGCCGCAAATACCACACAATGATCCTATACGGAGCCAACTGCGAGAAAGCAGATGACTATTGGAGCCGTATCAAGGGGAGCAATGTGCGGGATGGTTACACCGAGTGGAAGCACTCGGTGCGACCACCCGGTTAAATACATCGGCTAAGCTAAAGGGTGCTCGCCCCACTCCCCGACTTTTATAATCAGTCGTTAAATAGTTTTATAGCATGCAATGTCAAACACCGTTTCAACAGTCCGTAACAGGAGGTCACGCGCCTCTGAGTCACGAATCATCTCAGCGCTCGTTCGTGCCGCGGCAAACTCCGCAACAAACTCCAACCTCATCAACAACGCGGCATCCTTCGCAGGAAAGCAAGGAGTCCGCGCTGCTAAAACTCTCATCAACCAACTATCAGGCATGGGAAAGGCTTCAACTAAGAGCTCGAGAGGTGTGGAGTCAAAGGCACCAGGTTCCAAGAAGTTCCGAGGGGCTCCAGTCGCCTACTCGAACCGTAGCTCCGGACCCGATCGACGAAAAGGAATACGTCTACGTAAACGAGAAAACATAGGAAACGTCATAAGTAATGGCGCTGGCTTTGAAAGCCACAAACACTTCATAAATCCGGGCTTGGCCACCACATTCCCATGGTTACACGACGTAGCCAGAGAATGGCAGTATTACCAAGTGCATTCATTTGCAATCGAATTTGTCCCAACATGTTCGACCACCACATCCGGTACAGTCATATTGTCCCCTGAATACAACGTATACAGGGGGGAAGCTACAACAGCCATGGACGCCATGAACACAGCAGGGGCTACCTCTGACGTGTCATGGAAATCCAACTCTTGTAGGATGAATGCTACTTATATCCATAGTGATAATAAGAAGTTCTTCATCCGTGACGGCTCGGTGCAAAACTTAGCAGCTTACGATGCTGGGTATTTTACCGTTTCAAATGAAGGCCAACCAGTGGGTGCCCTAACCCTGGGGCAACTCTGGATATCTTATGACATCTCCTTTTCCAAGCCACAACAGCTAGGAATTATCCCGAAAATTTCGACCGGTATGTTTCTTACCCTAGCGGGTAGTTCGGCCATAGGCACTTCTGGCACCCACAATCCGTATGGAACGTGGGTTGCACCAACGGAAGAGTTCCACGGAGCCTATGACGTCACTATCTGGCCCGCTAACACAATAGGGGGCATAACATTCACACCCATTGGGTTACCTAGAGGATATTACATGGTCCACCTCGCCTTGTCATTCAGCAGTGTTGCATCGACTGGCTTCGGCCTGGGCATTGGCATAGGGGACGTTACAGCGACCATCAA